TGTTCAACCTATACTGCGCTACCTCTTCACTCTCTGAGTAAGACTTGTTGTTCGGGTGTGCAGAAGACCCACCTATCTGACTTATACGTCTACTTTTTATATCAGCAGTGATCTCTTTGTACCTACCATTGTCAAACAACGGTGTACCCTTGTCGATGATCTTATCTTTCTTTAGTGGTTTGATGACCTCTTCATCTACGTTGAATGTGAAGCGGTCTACCTTGTTCTTGGTTACATTAATGTAACGATAGTCCGAACCAATGAGTCCGTCCTGTATCAGTTTAAATAGGTTCTCTGTACCCTTTGATTGATATCTAATAATAACCCTCTCCTTCTTTTCAGGAGGGTTCACAGATTCACTGAACTCGCCCTCAGAGAATGTGAAGGGTTGACCCTTATTCATTATGGTCGAAGTCATGAGAGACTTCAAGTCCTTCATCTGAAGATCTTTGTCGATCAGTGTGGAGTACAAGTAGAATGGATACCCGTCTGCTGTAGATGCTCGATTCTTTATCCAGCACATAGCATCAATCGGAGTTAGGTTGGGTACAATGACCTTCATCGATTGAAAGTCGCTAGAGACTTGATTGATCTTCTTTTTGAGAAACTCTTCGGAGATATTGCTAATGATCTTACTAGGTTTGCCACTATAAGATCTGTTCACATTGTGTAGGTTAGATATGTACCCGATGTCTTCTATCAGATGAAACACATAGAGCTCCGATATGTCCGTACTCTTATCGGATAGGATTACCTTATCAATAAAGAATGTTTTGGAAACACTTAGAGTATCAGCGCGGTTGCTCTTTAGCGTGATATGCATCTTCTCACCACCAGAGATGTCCATGTTGGCGACAACACTATCCCTATCGGTGTAACCCAATATGGCGGTTAGGTAAGGTTTATCTAGATGCTCGAAGATATCGATGTCCGAGACACCGTTCGCTATCTGCGCATCCTTCGTAGACTCACTCACTTCAATGATTACAGATTCAATAGTGATCGAATCAGCTGTATTGTCCATTACGACCTCAAGGCTTCTTTAAATAATTTCTGTACGGTATTGATCTCTCTTGGTTTGACAATACGTATCTGTTTCAGTTTATCATTCTCTTCTAGGTAGAAGTCTAGGTTGGTTACAGGTACCGCATTCACGGGTACACTCATATCCGTTAGATCCAAGTCAACATGTTCACCGTTCACTTCATAGTGATGTGCCGCAAGATGTGCTTGAACCGCAGCGATGATCACGACATTTTCATTAATGTCTGTATCAGAGACTACCATCTCACCTTGTTGAAACGTTTCAATACCTTGAAGTTCAACGTAGATCTGTCCTAGGTCTAGGTTCTTGTACTTAATGATACCTACTGCATTACTTATGGCACCCGTTATACTATCCCCTACTGCGAGGATACTGTGTATGGAGTCCTGTGTACTGAGTACATAACCAGAGTAGTCCGACTTCACTCGTTCGACAACTTGATTGTATGCTAGAGGCCAACCCTGTTCACGTATCTTATCGTTCATCAAGTAGAACGTCCAATGCAAGTGTGGGTTCTTGTACAACATGAATGCAGTCTGGTCTGGTCTCTCTCCACCTTGAATGTAATGATCTTGGTAGAAAGACGAGTTAAGTTTAATATCATCCAGAATATCTACATAAGTTGCAATGTTTTGTACCAGTGCTGATTCTTCTCCGTCACCGAAGGAATAGAACTGTAATGGGAAATCTTTAAAGTATGACATTAGAAACCATCCTCATCCATAATATCTGATCGGTTTAGTGTTCTCTCTTCCACGAAGGATAGAGATAGGTCAATCTCGACAGGGTATCCATCAGGATGGAATGCCATGCTACTTGAGTTGTAGTTAGTAGAGATTGCTTTCAGATGACATTTCTTCATCTTGGTACCGACACGTTTCTTAACCCCAGCCTCGTTCTCGTAGAATAGATCCAACTCGAACATGTGTGGGTACTTGTACCCTGCATTGACTCCAGCGATGTTAATCGTATCTGGGTACGCATAACTACGGAATCTTTTAATAATCTTTTCAACTTCTTTTGCTTCCAACGAAGACTTAGGAATGAACTTGAACTGGAATGCGAACTCTCGGATGTTAACACCCTTGAATACGGTTCTGGCATTAGGGTTCACGGTCACACCGAACGCAAGAGAAGCAGCATTACCGGCGGTACCGTTCATCGCGGCAGCAGTTCGTTGTAATGCAAGTCCTGCGGCAGCACCCTGTAGGTTACCAGCGACCATGTCTGCCATATTAGAGAAACCTTTCTCGGCAGCTTCTCCTAGAGTTTCGAGGATACCTTTACCTTGACCCATCGCAGCTGCCGCGCCGGCACCAAAGGGCCCGAGCTCCGGTTGTGCATAGCTCAATCCATCCGCTTGGGTCAATGCGATAGGTAGGTACAGTTTAACCATGTTTCCGGTATCTTCTATATTCCTATCGGAGTACTCCATAGGACTATCTTTGCCATGTTTCTCAATGTACCTAGCATCCATAGAGTTCTTGACCCTAGTCTTCTTATCTTTGTATTCGCGATAATCTATCTGTTTGTTAGCGTACTGTTTATCGATGGCCTTACTTTCATCGTTCAACTCTTTATATTTGCTATCACCCCCGTCACCCAACATACTACTGACAGTAGCAGAGTCACCCTTCAGAGTAGGAGGTACCAACTCGAACACCTTAAAGGTTATACTTGCACCGTATCGCTCTTGGTTATTGAGTGGATAGATCAACTTGTTAGGGGTGGAAACCACTGTGTTGAGAGGAGTTGCCTGCCCTTTCTCCGCTTCAGACCCTTCTCCTTGGAGAGAATCTACTATGCTGGAAAGAAATTCTTTGATTGCCATCGGTAAATCTCGTGTTTATAAATAGGTTTACAGTATTTATACATGAAGTTAAGAATGAAAACATATAAAGGTCGATACAAACCAAAGAACCCAGCCAAGTATGCCGGTGATGTAGACAACGTAGTCTATCGTTCAGGTTGGGAACGACATGTTATGAGATGGTGTGATGACAGTTCGGACATAGAACAATGGATGTCTGAGGAACTTGTCATCCCGTACATCTGCGAGACCGATAAGAAACCTCACCGATACTTCATGGACTTCGTTATCAAGTACAAGTCTGGTCGTGTTGTCCTAGTAGAAGTCAAACCCTTCAAGGAGACCAAGTTACCTGAACGTAAACAGGGGAAGTCTCGTAGAACCATTCTAAACGAAGGTATGACCTACATCAAGAACCAGTCCAAGTGGAAGGCCGCATCCGAATATGCGAAGGATAGAGGGTACCACTTTGAGATATGGACAGAGAAAGAACTCACCGCTATGGGTATCATGCCCAAGTCAACGCAACGTATGCGTACCAAAAAACCGTTAAAGAAACTGCCTCCGTTCAGAAAGAAGAAAAAATAACGTATAAATAGAAGTACGAATTTTAACGGAATCTACAATGTCCAACATATTTCAACGATTAGAACTACAAGCGTTTCGTGCTGGTATCACACCACGTACAAAAGAATCCCGTGAGTGGTTCCGTAAGAAGATCAAGAATCTCCGCAGTATCAATAGAGATGCGTTGATGAAAGAAGATCCGTTGAAACAAACGGGTCAAGAGATCGTGGGCGGTATGTACATGTTCTTCTACGATCCTAAGCATAAGGACACACTACCTTACTATGATACGTTTCCGTTAGTTATTGTTGTAGGGCCTGCCGAGGGTGGGTTCTATGGGTTGAACCTACACTATCTACCTCCTATCCTACGTGCGAAGATGTTGGATGCGTTGATGGATATAACAAGTAACACTAAGTTCAATGACTCTACCCGATTTAAAATGTCGTATGAGTTGTTGGTTAAGAGTAGTAAGTTGAAGTACTTCCAACCCTGCTTCAAACACTACTTGAATGATCAAGTAAAGAGCAAGTTCGCAATGGTGCCTGCACCTGAGTGGGAGATCGCAACCTTCCTACCAACAGCACAGTTCAAGAAGGCGAACTCTAAGAAAGTATACTTCGACTCTCAAAAAATGATAGGCGGTTAAGATGGCGGGCATAGAACAACTAAAGAGTAAGCTTACCTCTAAGAATGGTATCGCGATGGCAAATCAGTTTGCGGTCACTCTTCCATCTATAGGGAATCTAGACTCTCGTGAACTTAATGTCGTGTGTAAGGACGTTACCTTGCCTGGCAGACAGGTGATGAGTCTGGATAGAAATGTCGGTATATTCAATGAGAAGATCGCGAATGGATTTGGAGTAGAAGACGTTTCAATAACATTCTATGTGTTGAATGACTACGGTGTTAAGAAGTACTTCGATGCGTGGGCAAACACCATAGTAGGAATGTACTACAAATCAAGACCAGAAGCTTCGGCAGAGGATACTGACCCTGAAGATAAGGCAGATGTCAAACGGGCACAAGAAGACTTTGCAAATAGTCTCAAGATGGGTGAGGTAGGATACAAGAACAACTATTCGAAATCTATTATTATACGGCAGTTGCGTAAACCTATCGCACGGTTTGGATTTGACCTCGGGCCACTTGATTTCAATTTCGATGTTGGGGGTGCTTCTATATACAGTATAGAACTATTAGAAGCGTTCCCTACATCTCTCAGTTCAATCCAACTGAGCAATGACGGACAACTAGTCGAGTGTACAATGCAGTTCTCGTACACCAACTGGAAGGTGATAGAAGATAAACGAAGTTTACTTGACGGAAAACTCAATATAAACTTAGGTGGATTAATTTAATTATATAATATAGGATACATCATGGCTTTACCAAAACTGAATTCAGCACCAACATATGAAATGAAAATACCTTCGACAGGGAAGAGTGTGGTCTACCGACCATTCCTTGTAAAGGAACAGAAGAACCTCCTCATAGCATTTGAGGCACAGAATCGTCAAGACCTAGTCAGGGCAGTTATACGTACAATCGAAGCATGTGTGGAAGGTACTATTGAAGGTTCACTAACAACCTTTGATGTCGATTACATGTTCACCAAGATACGTGCTAAGTCTGTCGGTGAGACTGCTGATATCCTTGTACCCTGTGAAGAGTGTGATACTAATAATGAAATCACAGTTGAACTAGACAAGGTAGAAGTCAACGGTGAGATACCTGAGATGTTGATCCCTATCAATGACGAGGTTACTGTTAAGATGAAGTTCCCGACATACGAGGAATTCTTATCTAACCAGACTCTTCTGGA